GTTACATATACAAGACTGTTACCTTCTTTTTTGAGCATCCCTTTAGCTTCAAACAAGTCGACTAGTCCGCTATATGGATTCATACCTGTTTCGTAAGGAATCTTCACTTGTACACTTTCAAATGGCTTTGCATAGCGTGTCTTCATAACCTTGCAGGCAGCACGAATACCGCGGACTTCAGTGATCTTGTTACCGTCGTCGTCTTCTTTAAGTTTTAACTTGCGCATAGCAACTACGATTGAACTTGCGTAAATAAAACCTTGGCCGCCCGAGATCTTGTCGTCTGGATCAAACATGTCTTGACTCGCATATGTGTGATTAGTAGCAACTAGACCAACATTAGCACTGCCAAACATATTAACACAATTACGAACCAACGCCGTAAGAGCCTTAGGCTTTCTACCCATATCACCTTTAAGATCTCCTGCTTCAAACTGATTGACGTCTGTGGGTGTTAACAACATACCAAGACTATCAATCACAAACAATACCTTTGGTTTACTTTCTTCTGGCATTGCCTTGTACTCTGTCATAAACTCATTGATAGTTTTAGCTACATCGTCAATCATAGCCATATTGAGTTTAAGCAATTTTTCTTCGCTTGTATCAACACCAAGTGCCTTAAGCCAATCTTCATCAAGTGCGTTCTCGCTATCGATTAGGATCGGATAAATTCCTTGTTCTTGTGCATGACGGATTAAGTTGCCGGAACAGATATATGATTTACCTGCGCCTGATTCGCCTGCGAACACAGTTACTTTACCTAGCGGAACTCCTTTATTGAAATCTCCACTGATCAAATAATTCAAGGCATAGTTGCCGGTACTGATCCAATCTGTCGGATCATTAAAACCAATGCTTAAACCTTCAATAGATTTAGTGATTGATTTTCTAAATTTACTAATATCAAACGCTTTGGCCATTATTGATCTAACTCCATAGTGTTAACTTCTTTGATAATTGCCAGTAATTCGTCTTCTGTATTACAAAGAATCTTTTGAGTTTTCCACTCTTCTTTTTTGTTGCGACCACTGACTTCAATCATGAAACCATTGTCGTATCTGTAAAATGTAATGCTTTCGCTAACTTTAGCTAAATTTATCTTTGCCATTGTAATCTCCTGTAATCAAAGAGAGTATGGGCGTGACCCCATACTCTTTAGTTTATTATTATTGTTTTTGACGATTGCGAATCATGGCAAGAATATCTTGCGCACGACTGTTTCCATCTGCTGATGGAGTTGCTGCATCTGCCATGTTAACACCTTTTGCTGGTGATACTGGTTCTGGAGCATCGTCATAGCTTTCGTCTGAAGCTGCCTTAGGTGCTGCCTTAGCAACCGGATCGCCAGTGGCACTACCTACTCCGGCAGGCTTGTAATATTGACTCCAACGATCTGGGTCATATGCCTCGCCGTTAACGCTGGCTTCAAACATTTCTTTGATTACTTTGAGTTCAACCTCGCCCGGTTTCTTTGGTAAGAAACTCTTGAGATCAAATAGACCATATTGGTCAATAGCTGCTTTCTCTGCATCACTTAGAGCACGTTCTCTACGGCTGTATTTGCTAGTAGAATAGTCAGCGAAACCACCTTTACTGGTCTTAGCAATACGGAAATCCAAACCACGCAGGTAATCAGTTGGAGTTTCATTAATCTCTGGATCGATTAAACCATTGCGAATGATTTGATAGATCTGAGGTCCAATGATAAATCTACGGATTGGGTTTTCTGGAGTACTATCTTCCTTGAGAGGATCTTCAACTACAAAGCCTTGGAAAATGTAGGAACGTTTCTTCCAATACTTACGACCCATTTCCTCAAGACTCTTGTCTTTGAACCAACCACGTACTTCGGTTAGGATTGGACAGGTCTCATTTGGACCATACATCTCCATGCAAGGAACCTGCACTTGGATCTTCTTAGAATCTGTTTCGCCTTTGATTCCAGCGAATTCTAGTTTGATCATTGCACGTTCTACCCAGAAGAATGTATTATTGGTGTCGCCATCGGGGAGTAAGCGTACTACCGCTTCTTTGCCTTCTTGCATATTCCAGTGTGGGTAAATTGCGTTGTCGCCGCCGCTTGACTGAGAGCCACCGCTCTTGTTTTGTGCTTCTTGAAGTTTTGCACGAATTTCTGCTAATGATGCCATTTTAATTTGCCTCCTATATTTTGCCTTAAAATGTATGCCTTGCGCATAGTGTTATTATGCGTAGTTTATTTAGCAATGTCAATAAAAAACAACAGATTATTGAATAAATTTTGCCAAAAGAAAAGGCCCTATTTTAGGGCCTTTTCTTACTCGCAGATTACTTCTTAGCTGCGTCTTTCTTTTCTTCTTTCTTAGCAGGAGCAGCAGATGTTGCTTTAGCATCCTTAGCCGGAGCGGCAGCAGGTGCAGCTGGCTTTATTGATTTATCTTCTTCCTTCTTAGCAGGTGCTTGAGCAAATGCTGTTGCTGCAAAAAGAGCAGCGGTAATTGCTACGATCGATTTCATATGAAAATCTCCATTTTTGTTATTGTTGCTGAGATATTCAGCAACTGTATATATAACGCTCTAGAGATTAGGTCAGTAAACGTGAATTGGTAAAAAAGGGCGACAAGATCGCCCTTTTTGTATTACATCATGCCTGATAATTTTCTAATTCTATCTAAATCTGGATTAATTGATGATTGTTGGTGTGGTGCTAGTTTTTCGACTAATTTTCTTGCCATATGTTCTGCTTGCTCACCAAACTTCTTGCCTACCATTGTACAAACACCTTCTGGTCCTTTTGGAAATGTCTTTGAATCTTTGTCGTAAAATGAGAAAATAAATTGTGCTAATTCATTTATATTTGATGATCTTGAACCTTCTGATTCCTGATTTACGTCATCATACATATCATCTCTACGATCATAATAATCATCAGAATCGTCATACCCACTTTCGGAGGCCTTTTCTTCCTCTGATTGTTGTATATAATCTAGATTTGATTGACTTAGATCATTTGCGTCAATTTCAATTGATTTACCATTGCCTACTGCTATGATTTTTTCAATTTCAGTCTCTGGATATTCAGCCGGCGATCCACCATGATATCCCCATGTTGCGGGCATATATTCACCAGACGTGCTAGATTCGACATCTACATAGATATACTCGATGCCATCTACTGGACTTTCTTCGCCGTCTTCGATGTATTGAGCGGTTTCTTGAGGATCAACTACTGCGGTAATATCGGTATCGCCTAACATAACTTTAGTAACTACAGCCTTGCCCTCTTCGTTTCTTTCGAAATAAACTTTTGTTTCTACTTCTAATTCGTAATCGCCTGGTTGTTTTGCCTCGGAAGTAATATCTTCTTTTTGTCCATAATATTCGGCATCAGCATCCGCAGCATCATTTGCATATTGCATTGGATCTTCTATGTCATCCTCATCTTGAAAATCACCAAAATCCAGTTGTTCTAATACATCGGGTGCATTTTGTTCTAGCCAATCTTTAACAAGACCCCTTACACATGTATCAGGATCTTGTTTTGCTGCCTCTTTAATTGCTGCATTTAATTTTGGATCTTCGATAATGCCTTGTAAGCTTTTAATTGCATTGAGCCCTTTTTCGCCTGCAGGAAAATGTTGTGTTGTTAATTCGTTAAGTTCGTTGATTGCTATTTTTTTCTCGTCTGCATCTTGACTTAGAACGCCACTGTCTTCACCGAGGCATGCTACCCAACTTTCAAATTTAGCAAACGCATCAACTGATTCTGTTTCGCTATCTTCTTCGATTTCTATTTCATCTTGACCTGTCATTTCAACTATGTCGTCATAGCCTATCTTGGACTCTTCCTTCATAAGTCTATATAAGATTGGGAAAACAGACTTAATGTCCTCTTTAAAGTTTTTGACAGTGAATTTTTCTGTAAAATCTTCTACTACTTCATCGGGAACTTCTAATGCATCCTGAAGTTCAAAAGTTTGCTTAAATTGTTCGTAATAAGCCTGCTTTGATAATTTAGATAGTTCTTCTCTTAATTTGTTTAGTGCCTCTGAGCTTCTTTCGTAAATTGAATTAGTATCTGAATTTAATAAGTCATTTCTAACTACGTAATTTCCAAAGCCTTTAAGTTGAGCAATTTGCTCGCTCATTCCTACAATATGTTTTCCAATATCATCGTAAGGTACACCTCCGTTGGCTACGTGACGTTGCATCGCACGAGCGCCTGCTAAATGAATAAACGGATATTTGAAACGTTCACCGTCTTGATTTTCTACAAACAATGCAGAAATATTTCTTGCTCTAGAACCAACTTGCTCATCTTGGATAGGCTTGCTATGTTTGATGATAAGTTTTGTATCCATCAAGTTTTGATAGCTAATTGTTCTGGAGCCGTACAGGCTGCTTTCACTCATAATTGATTCTCCAACGGTCTTGGGTTGATTGTATTGACTTAAAAATGCAAAATCTCTTTGATCTAGGTTGTCTTTAGCAACATCTCTGGTGTCAAATGTTAATAATCTGCGTTTTGCAAATTGTCTTAATTCTCTTAGGAAATTGTACCAGTTTTCTTTTTGTACAATGTCCATGTTTTCTGTAATACCGTTGCTGAAATAAACTTTCATTGACCCTGGTTCTGCTAGGCTGATGCTAACATGACCTAAAGATTGTTCTTCAACAACGTAATCAAAATCAAAAAATACGGCTGCTTCTGGGTTGATCGTAATGGCACCCATACTTTCGCCAAGTTTTAATCCAGTAAAACGGCTGCGTATTTTATAAAATAAATCTGTAGAAATGCTTTTCATTGAGTCCATATTATATTTAGCTAATTTAGAATATGCCAGTACTCATGTAAAACGGCATGGGCATCTGTTCTTCAGTTAATTTTTCTGTCATTTTTTCGTAGATCTGCGGATCCCAATCAGCTAATAC